CGGTTGCAGGTTGTTTGCTCATCTTTTCAACTTGTGCGGATAGTTGAGCTTTCTCGCTATTCAACGCATTTATGCGGCTTTCAAATTGCTCAATTAGCGCATTGATAGTTGATTCAAATTCCTCTTTAGTTACACCTTCAAAAGCGGATTGCTCTTCTTTGGTAACTTCTTCTTCCATTTCGGGTTCAAGAATTTCAGTTACAATACCACCAACGGTGACGATGTATTTACCTTCAGCAGTTTCGTGTCTTCCATCTGGAGCAGGAACATCATTGCCTTCTGCATCCTTAATGAAAAGAGGACTGCCAATGGCAATCATTTCATCGGGTGAACTTACTTCCGTTCCATCTTTAAGAATCGCAACGGACATCTTTACAGGAGCAGCCGCCTCGATTTCGCCTTCCGCACTTAGCTTAATGCCAAATGACTTCAAACGATCTGCGTACTTACTCACGATTTCATTTACTTTATTCATTGTTAAAATTATTTTCTCGTATATATGTAGCATTCAACCTACTTTTGTTTTGTAGTTCATAGTTAGTTTGTGTTTTGTTTAAGTTTTCCTTTGTACGAAAAACCCCCTAAACGTAGGGGGCTTTTTGTTTGTCGGGTAATTTACCAACTCACGAATTTAACTCGGTGGTTAGTTCTCTCATTATCTTTTCAATTTCTTGTTCAGCAAGATATTCATCGCTCAACTCGGTAAAGAATCCTTCTAATGAAAATCCTTTTACATCGCCTTGTTTAATTGATTGCCATACTTCTTCGTTATCGACTTTCATACCAATGCACCATGTACCATCAGGAAAGTTGAATCCAAAGTTTTGGCTCTTATCATGCTCTCCTTCTTTAATCCAACTCTCGACAACCGTACAACCCGTAATGGGTATCTCGTGTTGAAGATTGCTGTTGTGGTGCATATTGCGTTTAAGATATTCTTGCGCGATTTTATTAATCGTTTCTGCGCTGTATTTCGCATAGTATTCACCGCCTAAAGAATCAACCCGGTATATCAATTGTTCGGGTAGCATAACCGCGCCATACAACATCCTGCGCTCTCCTTCATCAACTGCTGCATGATTCATTTTCTTTGCAGATTTCAACGCGACAAAATCAATTTCAATTGCAGGTTTATCGACTAATGAAATACAATTTACACCAAGATAACCACTGTCATCGATGGTGTATTCAATTACTTTAAATTCGCTCATTTTATTATTCTTGATTGGTCTTTAATTTTTTGTTCCGCTTCTTGCGCATTGCTCACATTTGTAGCGAGTACATACGTTTGTAGCGGTTGCGCCTTATTTGTTTGTTGATTAATGAATGAAAGGTCTAACGCAGGTGCGTTTGTACTTCCACCCATACCGCCGCTTGGTGGTGGTGGTGAAGGTGGTGGTGGGCTTCCATCTTTATTAAATCTCATCGAAGCAATCTTTGCGATGTTTGCCGCTCCTGCTGCGGCTGCTATACCTGCAATCACAAACGGATAACCTGGAAACGCTGTTGCAATGGGTGAAGCTGATGCCGTTGTAAATGCGTTTTGAGTTCCCGTTATTGCGCTCACTGTGGCTTGCGCTAATTGTAACGCTTTCCCTACTTTAAACGATTCTTCTGCGTTTAGTATTCCTGCGCTTGTAAGCAAGTCATTAAGCGACATCATGCCATCAATAGTGGCTGCGGCTAATTCATATTTGGACGCTTCAAGTGCGCGTTGTCCTTCTATTACCCTTTCGTTCTTATCATACTCGGCAAGTTCCTCATCGGTCATTAATTGAATAGTGCCTTGAGTGCTTTTAAAGTTTTCTTGCAACCTTATTTCACCTTGCGTTTTACTATCCTTTTTTATTTGTTCAGTAATGGCATCTGCTGCTCTACGATTAGCTTTTATTTGTTCATTTAATCTTGCTTCTTCTTCTTTGCGTCTTTTTTCTTCGCGCTCTTTTCTTTTTGCGTCTTCGGCAGCATCATATTTATCATTTATCTCTTGTCTTTTTATTCGTGCAAGTTCACCAATTTCATTTTGCAAATCTGCATTACCACGAGCCAACCACAATTGATCGTCATACCACTTCTGAATGTCTGCTAATTCTCTTTGGCGTTCAGTCATGCGACCTCTTGCCAAGTCATCGCGCATCTTTTGCACCGCGTCATTTGCTTTCTGCAAATCCGCTAACATTTCTTCGTTCCGCTTCTTTGCTTCCTCTGCACGTTCGCTCGCTTCCGTATCAATTAAACCCGTCCAATTAAGGAAGTCAGTAATGCCATCAATAACGAAATCAATTTGCTCTTTAATGAATCCGAAAACTTTACCAACCAATCCACCTGCGTTGACTAACTTTTCGAAGTTTGCAATAATGCCAATTAAGATTCCACCTAATAAAAAAATTGGGTTGGTTAAGATTGTTTTTCCTAAATCAAAAATTGTGCTTCCAAAACTTTTCGCTCCCTTTGCTAAATCTCCAAATTTAAAATCCTTCATTGCGCTGGTCATTCCCCTAACGCCAGTGAGCGCGTTTTCAAAGTCGAGTGATAGAATAGAACTACCTATCATTGACATCGAATTATTCAAGCGTTCCAATGGCGCACCACTTACCGTGTTGACTGATTTACCCAAGTCATCCATTCGGTCTTTTAAATCTCCGAGTTGCCTTTGTACTCGGTCAAATTCGGCAGTTCCTTCGGGTAATGTCGCTAACTCCTCGCGCAGCTTACGCATTTGCGTGCGCATGGATTCGACCTTTGCAGTGCCTTGTATATCGACCTCAATTACTACTTCTTGTTTTGCCATTATATCAAATTAAAAATGTAAATAGTTCCCAATATCAATGTAGCAATAACGCTCAAATTAATAAGCGTAGTTAGCCAATTGGGCATATTGTTTTTATTGTTTGGTAAATGTGCACCATGTCCTAACTCAATTAATTGTTGGACATTCTTAAAAGTGATTTGCGGATTATTCATAATGATATTGTGTGAAGGTGGTTAATGCGGTTAACTTAATATTGTTTTCAGGATACGTTGCGCTTCCTACTAACTTGACGCGTGGGTAAAATGTTTCTCCACTAATTACGACATCCCAAACAAGATAGCCCGTAAAGTTGTTGAATGTTTCATCAATAGTAGTTGCGTTGATAAATAAAACCGTTGTCGAGCGGTTTACGATGTGCAAGTTATACTCACCCGTAATCGTTCCATCCGCGCCAGTGTTCTGCATTCCACTCAACAAAATCTTTAAAACCCAAATCGTATTGGTTGGGATATTGTAGCTTTCAAGATTTTCGATTTTCAAATCGATGTAAGTTGTGTTATCAGTGAAATCGCCATTACCAAAAAGGTGAACAATTCCACTTTGAACTTGACCAGTGTAACTACCTGCACCCCCAATCGTCATTCCTTTGTTAATCACATTTGCTGCGCTTCCTAATGCGACTATATTACCGCCCAAATTATTGGCAACAATTAGATTTTTACCGACTACCAAACTAACATCGTTGTTATCGCCCAAATAGTTTTTTATTCCGCTTATCAATGACGTGTCGTTACCGGGTCTAACGGTGTTGGTGTCTCCATTTACAAAGTTTGCCAATGGGTCTTTATCTACATTTCCCGTTGGTTTACCCGTTCCCGTTGTGTCTTGCGGTTTGGTTGTGCCGCCATCGCGTATAAACGCATAACACGCAGTGCCATCCCATGTGTAACCATAGTTTTCACAACATATTTCCGTTGCTGCGGCAGGGTCATTGTTCGCATCGTAAAATTGCACTTGTCCATTTGTATCAATGGCAACGGGAGTGAGCAAACAATCGGGTGTAACGCTAACTAATTTCATTAGTTTGACCTTCACACTTTCTTGCATTCCAACAACGTAATCTTTAATCTCTAAAATGCGCCAATAAGAATCCTTAATAAAGATTTCATCGTTGTATTTAAAGTCATAAATGTCTGCAAATTCGAGCGCAAAAAACGCTTCCATTATTCGTGCGTCAGGAGCGTAAATGTTAGCGATGTAATCGTTCCAATATCTCGCGTACATTGTTTTATGCGGTATCGAATCAACGGGGTGCAGTGGTGTTTCTTGTCCAAAATTCCAATCGTTGACATTCAATCCCCCGTTGTATTCGTAATAGTGATGGAACATTGGCAACTCAAAATTAGTGTCAATGGTTAGCGTGTCATCATCTAAAAAATGAATGGGTAAAAGTTGATTGTTGCAGCGATACAAAATGCGCGGTGTTGGGTTAACGTACTCAACACTTGAATTGATGAATTTTGGAATGGGATAATCAGTGCCTTGAATTAATGCAAGTGGTGTACTTCCAAATTCAATTTCAATTTTCATTTCTTCGGTTGCAAAATCGTTTTGTGGATCTAACAACTGCAACCTACCATACACGCGATTGCCCTGATTGTTGTATAAGTTGTTTAAATAGTCATCTGACTTCTTGTATGTCCATGTATTTACACTCGCTTGGTAATCCGTTGTTGGTGTTAATACGATGTCTTTGCTTATGTCTATCTTATTGCTCCAATCCTTTTGGTTGCCTTGCGCAAGATATTCTTGCAGTGGCAAAATGGATAGTTTATTCGCGTTAAATTGGTTTGGAATGGCTACCAAATTGAATGCTTTAAAAATCGCATTTACGAAATCACTGCATTTCATAACGGGTGCATTTGCTACCCAGTCGATTTCATTTCCAAATAATGGTTTTGATAATTGTTCGCATTTGAAAGTAGCTTGTTGAATTGTCAACGTGCGCGTTGAACCATACGAGTTGACATTACTCGCGGTATCAAATATAAATGGTTCAATTGTTTCGCCTGCTTCTAAAAACACTTGTTGCGTTACTGTCGTTCCAATGAATGCTGTTGAACCTGCATCCAAATAAAATTGCACTTGGTCTGAATAACCAACGTACCAATTGAATGGAGAAAAAGAACCGATGAATGTTTTATTTGCAGCTAAATCAGTTTTAACAAGTCGCGCTGTCATGTCGCTATCATACAATTCATCATCAACGTCTAATCCTACACTAAATGAAATCAAATAATTTCCATTGAATGGCGCAGTAAATACGTTACCACTTGTATTACCACCTTGATCGCTTATGACTGATAACGATGGCGAATAAAGATATTGAGAAACACCGCCAATTGTTTGAGTTGCAAATGCAGTAAAATCAAAAGTTCCCGTTGTTGTTTGTAGTTTGAACTTGGCGGTTTCAGCATTACCGCCTAATGTTTGGCAATTGTTGTTTTCGCTCGTAAATGGAACGTGCGAATAACCCAACTCATTTGTCCAATCACTACCGCCATAGTCAATTTCGAATCCGCTTAACTCCATTATCTTTTGCCATATGTAAACAGCGTTCACGAATGGGGTTAATTCACCTGCCTTAATGACATTGCTTACTGAATTTGAATAGATGGAACGCGTACCAGGTGTGTTCACATTACCAACCCAATTATTGCCGCGATCAGTTAATCCAAACTTAATAAAATTACTCGCGAAGCTGTCTTGGTTGTAATCAAATACATTCGCGTAATTGATGACAATTGGATAGTCATTTTGCAACTCAACAGCGATGTAATTCTTGAAATCAGCATCGCCAATGTTTTTAAAAAAGTCGATTACATTACCAAAGAATACAACCTCATATTCGCTTACAACCCCTTGTTGTGTATAACTCGCTTTCCATTGTATGTTTCCCTCCATTATTGGCAAGGTGTCAACGGTTATTATCGCTTGTAACTTGCGTTTAGGATTAAACGAACTAAATTGAAATGTGTTATTTTCAATGAAGCCAAATATCTTGGAATTGTTATCGGTTGCAGGAATCCGAAAGGAACGCGAATAACTCGCATTCGCTTTCAGTTCTTTGATGTCGCTGAATGAATACTGCAATGAAATCGTTTCGTTCAAATACAAATCCATTACATACGGAGTTTCCGTTGCTTGCGTGTAAACTATTAATGCTGTTTCCATTCTTTTTTATTATGGGCAATTACCAAATCCAACCGTTACATAAATGTTTCCGCTATACGTTGTACCACCACCCCAAACGGGTAATTTCAAATAAAAGAAATTCGCTCCATCACTCGTACCCCATACACCCGTTGCGATAATTGGCGTTCCAGGTGTCATCATATCAAATGATGTTTGACTGCCGCCACCCGTTAATACATTGCCTAATTGAATTACACCTAATCGTGATGGTGTTGATGGTGGTGAATCTGTATAATCAATACTCACATAGTATGTTTGTCCACCTATTGGTGTGATTCCACCCGTTCCTTGAACGCGAACTGATATCTTACTGCCTCTCGTTACATTCGTCAAAATGATATTACAAGCATCGCCAAAATTTGCACCAAGTGATAACCCTGAATTTGCACCGATATTGGTGAATGTGGTAAAAAATTCGCATGGATCTGGGCCAGGTATTGGATACTCGGAAGCGGTTATGTTAATTGTTTCATTGTTCGAAGCTATTTGTAAACGTAAGTTTTGATTGTACTTCTTGGAATTGCGTTCACGCTTCATTAAGAATCCGTTGTCTTCTACTACAACGGGAACAATCGAGTAACCATCTACGTTGTCATCGACCATCCACACGCTTTTAGACATGAATAAATCCTTCATAAATTTGTACTCGGATTCCGTTAACCAATCGCTTGTAAGATTAATGAATGTGTTAATTATTGGCTCGCGCTCTGTTAATTCACGAGTGTAGTTTTTTGTTTCGTATGGCGCGGTGGATGTTGCTGTATTGAAGTCACCTTGAAAGGTCTTATATCTTTTGCGCTCGACCTCAATTGAACGCTCATTTCGTTTAATGAACGAGTAACTATCCCACCCACCCATTTGATTAAGCCAATAAACGTGGACTGGATTATACTTGCAATCCTCAGAAATGTAGTAACCATATTTGGTAGTTATCTGCTCATCGCTTGCGTCATATCCTGCATAAACATAAAACGCAGTATTGTCCGCAGTTGTATCGTCTATGTAACCGCCATTAACTAAGTTCTTTAAACCCGTTGGAAGGAACAACAACGAACCTTCCGCAAAGGTCATCGGAATATCAAACGAAAATAAAAGTGCATGATTGTAGTCGTACAAATCAAAAGTGAAATGATCAATTGAATTGTATGGATAGTTCGAGTTGATGTAACTATTATCGTCAGCAACCCACGCATGGATATCGTAAGCGCTGTCGCTTTCTTCCATCACATCGGTTCGCGATATGTACTTCCAATTGATAACCTCTGATTGCAACAATGATGGCAATTGTAAACGATGGGCTAAGGTCTCTCTATTGAATCCAATCTCATCGTCATAGTTTTGCGACAATGCCAATGGGCGCGTGTCATTCGTTCCCATCATGATAAAGTTCTGCTTACCGCTTCCGTATATGCACATTAACGAGTAAGTAACCGCAACCGAATTATCTTCCGTGAAAATTCCACCTACATCATAACCTTCATAAAGATCAATTGTAAATGTGTTTACGTTATTTGTATCGGTTAGTGTTGGTGCGCTCGTTTGCAATACGACATCATCGCTGCCATCAAATACAATCGAATTTTTAACGAGCTGGTTGAAGATTGTTTTAGCATTGAACACTCCGCTATTAACTGAATTTTGAGCTACATAAAACTTATATTGCTCGGTAGTGGTGTTGTCAGTTATTAAAACTATGTACTTAAAATTCGGCTCTGCGTATTCGCTCGATGTCATCGTGAATGAGACATCGTTATTGGAATAACATAAGCCGGTAAATGCGTCAATGCCTTGCGCTGTTAATCCTGTTACTGCTGTCGTGTATGCCATTATATCTTTATTTTCTTTTGTAAATTATCTTCAATTACTAATGTGATTTCTCTATTCAACGCGTCCTCAAATTCGGGTTGAAAATCAACGATTGTGTCGGTTACTGCATCGCGCCAATAAAAGAGTGGTGCAATTCCATTAATGCGAATCTTACGCGTCAAATGTCCTGCTAAACCACGATATGCGCGTTCTTTTGCTTCGGGTGTTTTGAATGTCATAAACGATCCATTCGCGTTGCGTGGACGAATACCTTTAATCTTCATCCAATCGTAAATAGCTTTTTGCATTACTCCCATTTCACCCTTCGCAGGTTTTGATCCTGCACCTCTGCGAAATGAATACGGGCTTCCCTGATTGCGTGCTAATCCATTCACACCTTGCTCCACAAAATCAGCGTACACGCTCGCTTGACCGCGTGCGAAAAATTGAATCTTGCTACTTCTTCCATCGTAATAAAATGACAATGACCTGCGGAGCGTATCACTTGCAACTGCCCTGCGTCTTTTACCTCTAACGGTGCGATATACACCAAGATTAAGCATAGCACGCTCCACGACTTCCTGCCCAAATCGCTTCATTATTGATGTTAGCGGTGATTCAGCCATTTACGAATTGTGTATAAGCGGTATTGGGATTAGCGACTAACAACTCAACAAATAGTTCAAGACCTTTCGAGTTCATTGCGTTGACAAATTCTTGGTTGGAATCTTCCCATGCAAAACAAATTGTTCCCCATTGCGAATCCGTTGCTATCACTAATTCAGTGATGCCATTTTCTTTTTGAGTAATTGTATAATTCATATTGTGACCATTACTGAAATTCCTACTACTGTTGCGGAAGCTGTTGAAGCGCTGTTAACCATTTTTACGCTGCATCTATCGCCACTTGTAAAAGATACCGAGTTGACTAAATTGGAGTAAAAGTTAGCCACTCCACCTGCTGCGATTGTAATTACTAACGATGTATCTGCATTGTTTTTTCTTATTGTCACAACCAATGTACCCGTTGCAGGTTGAGTTGTTCCAGTGTGAAAATATAATCTACTCAATGTGCAATCTTGTGGCGTTACTAAAACTCTTATCGCTTCCGTATTCGATAATGTTCCACCTTGCAAACTTGAGTATTGAGTTCCCGAAATCGGAACTTGTAAATTTCCGTTTCCAAAATTACCCGTTAAAAATGAAGTGCCAGTTCCACTATTTGCTTTAGCGTTTAATTGTGTTTGAATGTCACTCGTTACACCAACCAACCTACCTAATTCAGTTGTCGTTACTGCGCTCACATCGACCTTCCCACCGCCATTACTTACCAACGCTCTTGATGCAGTTAAATTCGCTGTTGTTATTGTTGTCGCTGCGCCCGTTATCGTGTCTTGTTTAGTGCTTAACGCATTGCTCTTTTCCCAAAGTGAAGTTGTTGTGTTATATACCAAAATGTCGTTATTGGCAGGGCTTTGCGCACTAACATTGTGCAGCTCTTGCATCTCATAACCATTCTGCACTCTTACATACATTCTGCCTGCACTGCCAGGTGAGGCAGTAGTCACAAATCCTAAATATACTAGGTGATTAGGTGCAAATGGTTTCACATTAGTGATGCTTCCTGCGGTTGCACCTAAATAAACCGCGTCTCCATCCGCCCAAGTTGGCGTTGGGAAAATGTTTAACCCATCGAGTTGACCATTGACAATGATTAATCCTTTTTGATTGTTCGCTATTGATGTGCTTAGCACCATTCCAACGGTTTGCGCGCTTGTTGCATCGCTTGAATTGGATGCCAATTTAACCGTTAATCTATCGCCAGTTCCACCGAATGCGTAAACGGGTTGGCCTTTCGTAATAGTTGAACCATTTACATTCGTAACATAAGCGAGTAATGTGTTGGGTGCAGTTCCAATAACTTGAAATCCATTGAGCGTAGTGTTGTAAATGCAGAACATTTCCGCTCCACTTACAATGTCACCACCAATCAACGCACCATCATTATTGCGATACAAAGTTTTTGCACCAAGTGAATTGATGTTCAAAGTTGCTCCAGTTGTATTGCCATTGATAAAACGAATGAGGAACGCATCTTGGTCACTCAATGAAGTTATACCGCTTATTGTTGTGGTGTATGTGTCAGTTCCGCTTGTTGTACCTTTGGGAATCCCACTACCCCCACCGCCGCCTGTGTAAGTTTTCCAAGTGTTGTCCGCTGCTAAATAATCAGTTGTCGCACCTGGTTGGTTGGTTGTAAATTGTACTTTCTTTGCCATCGTTATTCGCCAATAAAAGGAATGTCACACGCGTTCCACTCGTAATCCACTGTGATATCAATTGAACCTTGCACACCGCTCAACACATTACTAAATTCTTCGATGAATGGAGTAAAGGTAATTGGCTTTGTGATAATAACCGATTCGTCAAATATCTGACCATTTTCGATTTCATTTACAAGGTCTGCAAATAACAAAACGCAATCACTAATTGAATGCCTTTGATATTCGATTTTCAGCTCCTTATCGCGTGGCAAATCAGCGAATACAACTTCTAATGAATAAGTCAATTGACCTGCATCAATTGAAAATTGATTAGGTACAACGTGCATGAATGGAAATTCATCTTCCTTCTCCAAATCCGCTTGGCTAATTTGTCCATGCGTGAACTTTCGAATTAGTGCATGATTATCTGCGAACTCCCTGAGCTTCGCAATAATGATGTTGTAAGTGTATAGTGATGAATCGCTCATATTAATATGTAGCTGAATGGCTATTTTTTAGTAAGTAATTGCTTTTGAAATTGTGCATAGTCAATTTTGTAACTAAGATGCGCAAAGATGGTTGACGCTTGGCTGTTTATTATCTTATCGAATTTAGTGACGTCACGATCCGCGATTTCTTCAATGACATGAAACCAACCGTAATTATTACTTAACTCGCTTGTTGCTGTAACGCTTGCTCCATCATCGCTATCGCCTTCTTCAGTTCCGTCATCATCTGATTGTCTGAATACTCTTGGAAACGAATCAACAATTCTTTTTCGATATTCGAAAAAAAAACCATTGCACCATTCGCAATCATTAACGGCATATCGTTGAAATACTCCGCGTTTTTAAGATGGATATTCGAATCGTATTCGTCCACCTCATAACGATTAATAAACTCGTTTTTACAAGGTCTGAATAAGATAGCGAGTAACTTAGTTAGATGTTTTGGAAACTCATTACAATTAGCGTCAAGGTCTAACCATTCGCCAAATGTCATGGCGTTGATATCAGGAACGAATCTGTATTTATTCCATTTGGTAACGTGCTTCGATGGTACATTGTTCAACGCTTCTTCGAATGATGTTTTGATTTCATTCATTTGCGTTGGTGTGAGCATCAACACTTGTGCGCGTGGTAGCTTTGTGATGGCTTGAACTTGGTTAACCAAATCTCCTTCGTTAGTTGCGAATCCAACGTACTGGCTAACGGTTATCAGTTCGGGGGATAGGTCTAATTTAATCTTCATATTTTTTCGAAAGTTCGGTAATCCATTCGGAGTAAAGTTCGGTAATCTTTGCTTTTGCTAATCGCTTCCTTTGTTCCTTTTGTTGCAGCCACATTCCGAATAATACTGCTATTGTGAACGCTGAATGTGCTTGTTGGTTGACTTCTGTATTTTCCATTAATTAAATAATTCAAATGATAATGAATGTTCGTTTAAATGGTCGCGTAGCATCTGACGCATATCTTCAAACGCTTGTTTATATTCCTCGCTCTTTGTCTCATCGTATTTGATAACGCGCCTCATGTCCTCGTCCATTTTCCAAATTAGAAATGTGATAGCGTCCAGGTGAGTGAATAGTTTGTGCTTTGCGATGTCTTCCGCATCGTTCAAATCAAAGGTAATTGTTGCTTTCATAGTTTGTCGCTTATTATTATTTGTACGGGTGAATCCGCTTCACCAACAATGGTTTGTCGCGCTTGTTTTGGTTTGAAGTATTCGAGGGTTTTAAGGTACAATTCACTCGCTATCATTTTATCCTCATCATTTCGAGAGTTCCACAACTTATCGAGGAACGCGTTGAACTGCTCCGCTTGTTGTCCTGTAATTGATTCGCCAAGTTGCTCCCATTGTTCAGTTCGTTTGTTCTTTGAACCTACTGGTCTGCCGCTTGCGTTATTGGTTTGTCCTTTTGGTAATCCCATTTTGTAATTTATTTTTGATATTTACAAATCCAATTTACTTTTAAAATGATTAATCAACTGTTCCATCTTATGATCGTAATACTTTGCAAAGGTTAAAAACCCTTCTCTATCTTGTTCAAAGAGTTTATACAACACATTGCGCAGGCGTTGACCATTCGATTTCCTTTCAATTTCAAAATCGGCTTTTAATTCGTCTAATATCTCCTTCTCATTTGTAGCGAACTCCTCCTCTTTTAGAGCGCAATAAACGAACGATGATTGAAGATTGAACAATTGACCTGCAATGGATGGACTAATCTCGTTAGTGCCTATCACAATGGCTGTTGTTTTGTCTTTTCGTGATTTGATTGATTCAATTTGTGCTGGTATAATTAACATAGTTCAAAGATAGTTATTTTTTTAAGAAATTCAGCAATGCAATGGCATCATTTAAGTTATGAAATTCGCCTCTGTGATTTGGCTCAATTAAATGGTATTTAAGACCTGTTGTAAATATGTCAACCGTAATGGTTGGAAGCATAACGCGAAAGTGTGGTTTAGCTAATCGCTTCCACACAACATTGTTTTCATTTGCGTATTCGGTTATCATTTTTTCAAAGAGTTCAGCTCGTAATTCTTTTCTTTTCATTTTATCTTATTTATGGACATAGTTAGGTTTTTAGGTGAATAAAGATGAACACACGTTTCTTCCATATTCATAATCCTTTTTAGTT